ATTAATGTTTTTACATTACTGTAATTCTACAAATCACTTGTAACTCGTTGTTAACGAAGGTCCAAATTGGTTGTAGTTATCTTTCCGTAGTAGTCGGATGAGTTACCCAAACTGGTCTCAACACGTGTGAAAGCTGCCTTTCCGTAACGTGTCATCAAGCTGACAACTGGCTGGAATGTTACTGGGTTAACAACAACACCACTTGACATCAATGGGATGTATGGGCAGTAGAAGTAACCAGTATCTGTCTCACCATTGCCACCCTTGTAACCGATTAGGATCGTATCAGAAGCCTGATATGATCCACCTGGGTTTGAAAGATCACCAGTCAAGCCGCCTGGATAGACGACACCAGCCTGGTTCCACAAGTAGCTGTATACCTTGATTGTGCCATTTAATGTACCAACCATCATTGTGTTGTTTGGACCCTTGAATGAACCCTCGATAGCTGGAGCGAAGACGCTCTTTGCTGCCGACTGTAGAACAGAGACAACTAATGGAGATACGACGATGTAGTTACCTGCACCACGACGTGTCTTACGAGCAATTTCATTTGCTACGCGATTGATGATTACGCCCAAGTTGGCGAGACGATCACCGATAAATGTTGGCTTATAGTTACCAGCACCTGAACCACCGTATTGACCTGCACCTGCACCATCAAATACATCAACTGTACCTGCTAGAGCAATCAAGTCAGCAATGATTTCTTGGTCAATTTCTTGAACAATTTCTGCTGATAGAGCCTGTGTCATTTCTGACTCAAGATCCAAACCGTGCTGTGCATTCAAATCCTGCATAGCTTCAATGGTCCAACCAGCTTGCAACTTACGTGAACCAGCTTCAACAGCCTGGCTTACGATATCAAGTGTCATACGACGACCACCTGAACCTTCAAGATCTGAACCTGAACCACCATACAATGAACCAGCATATGAGCCTGATGGCTGAATGCTGAATTGATCAGCGTAAGGACCAAAACCATGATCTAGACCATAGCTTGTGGTGTTTGTAATGCTTGAAGCATTAATTGGTGATGGCCATGCATCGCCTGTACCACCGCCTGGTGACTGACCAGTGATTGTTGTTGTCGTATCACCGGCATCAACAATACCTGAAGCACCAGCTGCCTGTGCATCTGCAGTACCAGCTGTTGCACCTGCACCACCTGAATACCACGAACGGATTGGTGTGACGTTACCAAAAACTTCATCACCTGGGTTAATTGCACCTGGTAGGTTAAATGGGTTGCGTGAAGCTGGTGCTACACCGCCAACTGCTTCACCATAACGGTAACGCAATGTATAGACCAATCCAACGGGACCTGACATTGGTTGTACACCAACAAGTTCTGTTGCAATTGTGCCTGGAATAATACGACGAATCATTGGAATCAAAATCTTACGGAAACCAGCGATGTCGTTTGCTGATGTTGCGCCTGCAGCTGCAGTTTCAGACAATAGTTGATTCTTCTGGTTTTCCAAAAGAGGTGCAACAATTGCTTGCTTCTGTGTGCTTAGGCCTTCTAGTAGGGCTGCTTTTGTTTCTGCCCAATTTTCAAAAATCTCTGCCATGTTAAACTCCTAAAAAGGTTGTTTGTGTACTTACGTACGGTTATTGAATACCTGCGATCTTACGAATACGAGCCAATTCAGTTTCTCTTGCGGGATCTACTGTTTTTGTCTCAGGCTTCGAATCGCCTTCTGTTACTACTTCTGTATCACCAGTTCTTACTACAGATTCATTAATCTTTCGTGTTACTGGTTTTCTCGAAGCACCTTCAGCAAGTACTGAACCTTCCTTCTCTGAACCTGTTGCTCCATCGCTTTCGCGCAATACACGACCAATAAAGGTTTTGTATGCACTGTCAAGTTGATCTGTATCTACATTCTTTAGGATTGCTTCCATGATATCACGTGGGCGATCCTTAAGTGGTGACAAGACCTGCTTAATTTTTTCGTTACGCTCCATCTTGGCTACTTTCTGCTCACTTTCTTCAAGAGCCGAAACGGTCTCTTCAAGACGCTTTGAAAGTTCCCCAACTGAAGCTTCTTGATCTTCTGAATCTACGAAGCGTGTGAATTCTTCACTAAATGCTTCAAATACTCGACGACCAAAATCATTCTTTTTAACTTCGTCTAAATCTTCACGAAGTTCTTCCATTTCTGCTGCGATACGAATCTCTAGAAAACTATCGATCTTCTCGACCAATTCCTTTAGATCACCTTTTAATTCGCTAGCCATCTGGCCTTTTGCTTCCACTAACTTTTCAGCATGCTCTGCTTCAAGGTCACGGAAACGTTCAATATCTTCACGTAGCTCTGATAATTCGGAATCGAGGAAATCCCCAACTTTTGAATCAATTGCTTCAACAAGAGCGTCGCGTTCTGTTACCCATTGTTCTGTCAACTGTGCACGGACATCTGCTTCTGCATTTGCCTTTGCCATCGTAACAGCATCATCAACCTGCTTCTTGAAAGCCTGTTCTAATTCTGCCTTTACTTCTGCAGAAAGAACATTTGTTTCAAATAGCTTCTTGAGAATTTCATCCATAGTTAGTCTCCCAATTCGTATATGTTTTAACTCGCCGAACTACGGCATGTGAATTTGTGCAATGATTATTTAGTAAATCCCTGATAAACAAAGAGGAACTATTATTTGTGGGGATTTT